TTTTTTTCAAGCAGAAGACGGCATACGAGATGTAGAGAGGTCTCGTGGGCTCGGGACATCATGAACAAGCGTCCGATGAGCGAGGACACCGTGCGGCGGATGAAAGCCTTTTTCGACCGGCACGAAGTAGACAAGCAGGGCGAGACGTGGAAGGATGAAGGGAAGGGATTTCAGGCGTGGTATGGCTGGGGCGGAGACGCTGGGTATGCGTGGGCCACGGCCATCGTCGAGCGACTAAAGAAGCAAGAGGACAAGAAGTCTCTCGCGGTCGCATCGGAGCAGGTACAGCACCACTTCGCACTCAAGACGCCGCTCGGTTCTGCGGACTGGCTCGACGCCGTGCAGAAATACCGCGCGAAGCAACTCGGCGTTATTGAGCAGACGAAGCAAAGCGTGCTCGGTGGGCGCAGCATCATCGAGCTGAGCAAGCCGACCGCCAAAAAGTTCGCCGATGGCGATCAATGCCCAGTCGAGACGCAGGACATCAAAGCGAATCTCATCAACCGAGCAAAAGCGGTGGATGTCGCAAAGTATGGTCCGGCAAATCCGCTCGAACCAAACGCCGATTATTGGACGGCAAAGGCGGCGCAGTTCAAGACGACTGTGGACGAAGCGAAGACGATGCGCTGCGGAAATTGCGCGGCGTTCAACGTGAGCCCGCGAATCAAAGACTGCATTGCCAAAGGCATCGGTGTGGACGCAAAGGAAGTGGAGCAAGCGGGCGAGCTTGGATACTGCGAATTTTTCGACTTCAAATGCGCGGCGAAACGCACTTGCGACGCGTGGGTCGTAGGCGGGCCAATCAGCGAAGAAAAAGCACTCGCAAAGGTCGGCGATCGCGGAGCAATCGTCGCGTCGGACAAAGCGCCGAAGGGCGGCACGCCGAGTAAGCACCCAAAGGCTGGGAAATAATCACATGAACGACACGCAATTCCAAATCGACCACCTGATCGAGCTAGCAGTCTTACAGCGCGCCGAGCTAAAACAGCTCGTCGATTCGATGCCGCAACTTCGTGACCACCTTTCGGAGGAAATCGAGCGCAACCTCGAAGAGGCCGAGCCCGCGATTCGCTCCGAGCTCGAGCAGCTCGTCATTGCTCGCGCGACCGACGAACACGCGAAGATCAGCGTGGCGCTGACCGCGAAGATTGACGAACTCGCGAAGGCTCTGGAAATCACGACCGCCGCGAAATACTCGGTGCTCATGGCCGAGCGCGCGGAGAACGCGAACCTGCTCGCAAAGGCCGAGGCACGCATCGAGGACGCGGCGTCAATGCTCACGCATGCGGTCAAGGAAATCGTCACCGACGAGCTCTCGCGCTTCCCTCGCGCAGGCGAAATCGACCAGCTTCGCAAGGAGTTCGCCGAACCTCGCGGGCTCAATCCTCGCGGCCGGTGGATGCCCGATGAAACTTACCAGCGCCTCGACCTCGTCACGGTGAACGGCGACAGCTTCGTCTCGAACATCGACGGCAACCGCGAGCGCCCGAGCCGCACGGCTGGCGACTGGACTTTGAGCGCAGCGCGCGGCAACGGTGGCGGAGGCGGCGTTACCTCGCTGACCGACCTTGTGTCGGTGCCGAGCAACGGACAGCTTCTCATCGGAAACGGCTCGGGCTTCGTTAACTCGACTCTCACCGCTGGCACGGGCATCTCGATCTCGAACGGCGCGGGCTCGATCACGATCAACGCGACCGATGGAAACATCACGCTCGACGACGGCACGGCGGCGGCGCCCTCGCTTAACTTTACCAACGAGCCGACGACCGGACTTTTCCGCGCGAGCGCGAACGTGATGGGATTCGCGGTCAATGGCGTGAGCCGCGCGACAATGACCACCACGGGCGTGACCGTGGCCGGCACGATCACCCCGACTGGCAGCGTGCATGCGGCTGCAGGGTCGCTTGGAAATCCGAGCATTGCATTTAACGCCGATCAAAACACTGGCCTCTACCGCATTGGTACAAACAACATTGGTGTAGCGGCTAACGGTAACAAGGTATTGGACATTGCGACAACGGGGCTGACGGTCACGGGCGCGCTCGGGGCGTCCTCCCTCACCTCCCCCGCCGGAAACAACCTGACGCTCGCAGCAGGCGGCACCAACCAAAGCGTGATTCTAATGCCCAGCGGCACGGGCGGCGTCGGCATCGGGACGACGACGCCGGGAGCGACATTGACCTTAGCAACCTTAGACACGCTGCTTAAACCAGCCCTAGGCTTGCGGCAGGCTAATGCCCTCGGTTACGGTTACGACTTTGATACAGAGACAGCATTGGTCGGGAGATTGGATTTATACAGGGTGAGCAACAACGTCCGAACCCAGATGATGTCATGGCGGCAAGACACCGGAGACGTGACCATATCCTCCACCACCGCAGGCTCCTCCGGCGCAGGCGCGCTATTTTTGCAGGGCGGACTCTCGGCGGCAGGGGCGAGCTACATCGGCGGCACCATCACCGCCGTGGGCACCGGAACGCATACTTTCGGCACTACCAACACAGTGACTATGGCGGCGGGGGCCATGACTTTGCAAGGCGCTACCGCCGTGACAAGCGGACGACTGAAACTGCAAAGTTCGAACACCGACTACGGAAATGGCGTTACGCTTTTGTATTCATCCGTTTCACCAGACGCCTCTGCGCGTGCGTGGCAAATTGCCTCAAACTTTATAGCCAATGGGAATCTCGATTTCTTGGTGTCCGCGAGCAATTCGACTCAGGCGACCGGCGCAGCAATCTCATTTACGTCAGCAGGCGGAATTAACGCTGCGGGCGCGGTGACGGCGGCTAGCCTTGCCACTGCGCAGACTGCCGCTGTCGCGACGAGTATTGTAATCACGCACAAGATTCCGATCACCCTCAATGGGACCGTGTATTACATGGCCCTGACCGCCACTCCGTAATTTAAATCCAACTACACCCATGACCATCCCAATCGCTCCCTACACCATGGGCTCACCAGCAGCCCCGAAAGTCGCAACTTTGTTCGAAGTTCGATATGTAAACTACACGAGCCCAACCGCCGTGGCCGACTGCCACCTGCTCGACGCCGAGGGCGTGGAGATCATGCCCGTGGGCCTTGTGCCTGCGACGGCAGAGCAATGCGCTGCGTGGACGGACGACGCGACGTTTGCCGCTGTGTTGGCCGTGAACGCTGGGTTTGAACTCGTCTCCGAGGAATAAGCACATGACCAAAGACGAACACAAAAACGCGATCGTGACGCAGCTCCAACAGCAGTCGTTGAATCTGCTGGTGGACTCACTCGCGGCTGCGCTGGCGGAGATTGAACAGCTCAAGGCCGCTGCAAACGCTGACAAGCCGACGCCGTGAAGGCGCGAACTTACATCTGGCCCTGATGTATGGACGCGCTCGAAATCCTAGTGAAGGGATGGCCGATTTTCTTGGGCATGATAACCCTGATTATCGTGCTCTCGAAGCTCGACCTGCGCGTGGCCGTATTAGAGGAGAAAATGAAATCGCTGTTCGACCTATTCAATAAAAAGTAACCATGTTCCCTCTCGCTGAAATCCTCGGCATCGGCACCAAGCTGATCGACAAACTCATCCCTGACCCCGAGGCGAAAGCCAAGGCGCAGTTGGAGTTGGCGCAGCTCGCGCAGAGTGGCGAGCTGGCAAAGATGAACGCGGACCTTGAAGCCTACAAGACCGAGCAGAACAACCTCACCGACCGGCTCAAGGCGGACATGGCGAGCGATTCGTGGTGGTCAAAGAACATCCGCCCGATGACGCTCGCGGCAATCCTCGCGGGCTACTTCATCTTTGCCGGCATGAGTGCGTTCGGCTACGACGCAAAAGAGGCGTATGTCTCCCTGCTCGGCCAGTGGGGGATGCTCATCATGTCGTTCTACTTTGGGGGTCGCACGCTTGAGAAAATCATGGAAATGAGGGCCAAAAAATGAGCGAGGAAGCCTCAAAGCACGCGCTGATCGAGAAGGCCGCATTCGCTGTGCTGCCGATTCTGTTTTCGTGCGTCGTTTATCTGATGTCGTCGCTGTCGAGTCTATCAAGAGAGGTTACTATTCTTAAGCAACAAGTGAGCCTTGTGGTGACCTCGGATAACAAGCAAGCAACCAACACCGGAGCGGAACTTGCGCGTGAGAAGCTACGGCAAGACCTTGAAAAAGAGATTCAGCATAACCGAGACATGATTTTTGAAAATCGTCAGACCATCGCCGTCATCACCGAGCGCATCGGACCATCGAAAAAATGAACGCTGACAACATCCGAGCTACCCTTACTGCCGCAACGCCTGCCGCCGCGATGCTCTCGCTGTCACAGGTCAACGAGGTGGCCGCGCTTGTCGGCACGCTCCTTGGCATTGCGTTTCTGCTCTGGCGATGGCGTCGCGAGGCTCAGCGGAAGGACTAGTTTTGACGGCCGTCGCCTTGGCGATGGAACCCGTCATCACATTCGCAGCCTCCGCAGGCGTCATCGACGCACAGACCGGAATCATTCGCGGCGTCTCGCTCATCACCAAAGGCCCAGCGTTGGGCCACGGTGTGATGATCGACGACAAGACGCTGGAGCAGGTCAAAAAAGCCGCCGAGCAATACTCTGGCGGGCTCAAGGTGAAGCTCGACCACAGCGGCGGCGCAGGCGACATCGTCGGATACATCGACACGCTGCGAATCGAGGGCGAAAAGCTCCTCGGGGATTTGCACCTGCTCGAATCGTCGGTGCATCGCGCTTACATTTTGGAGATTGCCGAGCGGATTCCCGACACGTTCGGGCTCTCGATTGCGTTCTCCGGTCCGTCTGAAAAAAGCGCGGACAAGCTCACGACTTTGCAACGGTGCTCAGAAATTTACTCGGTCGATCTCGTCAGCGAACCCGCTGCGAACCCGAACGGATTTTTCTCGCGTAAACTGAAACAACTTCAGAACGGCGAAATCGAGCAACCGTCCGCAGAAATCGAAATCGAATTACCCATGAATGAAGAAATGAAAAAGGCCATCGAGGGCATGATTCAATCAGCCATGATGAGCATGAACGACAAACTCGCGAAGCTCGAAGCTGCGCTTCCTCCCGTTGAAGAAAAACCCGCCGCCATGAGCGCACAGACTGAAGTCGTGCAACTCGCGGCCAACGCTGCGGCTCTCGCTGCGGTCAAAGAATTTGCCAAGAGCTTCGGTGCGCCAGCCGCTCCGATCGCCTCGGCGGAAGCTTCCAAACCAGTCGCGCAAGCGCAGAAGTTCGAGGACGTCGTCGCCGCCAAAGCTACCGAGCTTAAGGGCGACAAATCCTCAGCGATCTCCTTCGCTGTCAAAAATCATGCCGACCTTTACGCCGCCTATCGTGCGCGCGTTCAAGGCGGCGAACTCGTGAAACTCTAAAGAACTACCACCATGGCTACATCATTCCAAAATGCGGGCACGTTCGTCGCAAACTCGGCTATCACCGCGTTTCGCCTCGTGTCCATTTCCTCCAATCGCGGGGTCGGTCTTGCCGCCACCGCTTCGCTTCCTGACGGCGTCGCTTTGATAGACGCCGCCTCGGGCGATCAAATCAGCGTTCAGTTCCTCGGCGGCACTACCGTCAAGGCCACTCTGCTCGCTGGGCCGGTCACCGTGGGCGACACGGTCTTCTCAACCGCTAACGGAACTGTCGCCATCACCGGCACGGTAACCGTGGGCAAGTCGCTCACCACCGCGTCCGACGCTTCGGCGATCATCGAGATGATCGTCAAGAACATCTAACCCCTAAAAAATCTTACCATGTATACAAATTCAGCAGCCATTTTTCGCGGCGACATCGCCGGTGTAGTCGAGCAGGCCAAAGACTATGAAGCCGGTTTGATCGGCGTTCAAGCGATGCCCATCCTCGACGTTCCCGTGCGCGCCGGCCAGTATCCTTCCTTCGTTCTCAAAGAGGGTCAGCTCCTCAAGAGCGACGTCAAGAACCGCGCCGCTTACAGCGCCTACGCTCGCGGCACGCGTGCGTTTAATCAAGACACCTACACGGCGTTGGAATACGGATACGAAGAGGCCGTTGACGATACCGTCACCCTCGACATCGCCCGATTCTTCGACGCCGAGGTGATCGCTGCCAAGCTCGCCAAACGGAAATTGCTCCTCGCGCACGAACTGCGCGTGGCCGCAAAAATCTTCGACAATACCGTCTTTACGGCGACGAATTCGGCCACGGCATACACGACCGCGAACATCGCCACGTTCGATGTCGCTGCCGACGTGCAGGACGCCATCGACCGCTTGCTCGCGAAGGGCGAGAGCGTGACGAACTTGTCCGTTATTATGTCGGCAAGCGTATTCACTCGGATACGCGCTTCCACAAAGTTCCAGAACCGTTTGCGCGGCGCTGGAATCTCGTCCGACACGATCCTCAATGCCTCGACGGCAGCGGCGGCGGAAGTCTTCGGCGTCAGTCAGGTTTTGATCGGTCGCGCCAGCTACGACAGCGCACCCGAGGGAGTCGCTTTCAGCTCTGCAAATGTCTGGAGCAACGCTCTGATCTGGGTCGGCTCGGTCACGCAGGCGTCTGCCGGTTTCTTCGGCGGTGGCGCAGGCTTCACCCTGAACTGGTCCGAGTACGGCCCAGCCATCGGCGTCTCGACCTACCGCGAAGAGGCGATCAAATCCAACATCGTGCGCGCGTCGCACTTTGTGGCCGAGAAGGTCGTCAATGCGAACGCGGGTCAGTTGGTAACTACCCAATACAGCTAACCGAAACTAGGTTTCAGCACAGCCCCACGCCTCACCGCGTGGGGCTTTTTGTTTTGACGCTCTGGCGCGATTCGACACACCGAGAGCAACACAACACATGACAATTTCCCTCTGCGTGATTGCCGGAAACGAAACCGCGCACATCCGAACCATGCTCGATTCGTTTGCCGGCGTGATCGACGAACTCTCACTGGTGCGGGCCATCGGCTCGCAGGAACCCGACGATACCGAACAGCTCGCGCGCGACTGGTGCGAGCGCAACGCGGTCCCGATTGTCTTCTCGGAGTACCGCAACGGGGTCACTGCGCAGGCGTGGCGGCACGTCGATTCGTTCGCGAGGGCTCGGAACCAAGCCTTCGCGCAAGGCACCGGCGATTGGCTTCTTTGGGCCGACTGCGACGACGTGCTGACCGATGCGACAGACCTGCGGGAAAGGCTCAAGGAGCTGACCGAGGACGTGCTCATGCTCCGATGCCCTTACGACGTGCGCGGGACCGGCAAGAAACTGCAACGCGAGCGAATCATTCGCCGCACGGCGTTTGCCTCGGGGCGGGTCTGGCATCACGACGTCCACGAAAACCTGCTCCTGCTCCCGAATGATCTCCACAACGAATGGGCGGTGCCGGTCTGGCGGCATCAGCCGGTCGCGATCAAGCAGAGCAACCGCAAGCGCAACCTCGCAATCCTCGGGCGCAGCGTAGCGGAGTCGGCGACCCAGTATTTTTACATTCACCAAGAGCACTACTGCGCGGGCAACAAAACAGCCGCCGAGCAGTTCGGCCGGATCGCGCTAAGCTTCCCGAACCTCGACGACTCCTTCCGCTACGAGGTGCAGCTCAACCTCGCGCGACTCGTCGCGTCACGGCGCGAGGCTTTGCAATTCGCTCTCGGTGCCCACGGAGTTTTCCCGTGGTGCCGCGAGGCAATCGCGTCGGTCATCATGCTCGCCTTCGAAAGGAACGACGGCAGGCGCGCGAGCTTCTGGGCTGAGCGGATGCTCTCGCTACCGGAGCCGAAGGAGAAAGACCGACCGTGGACGCACGAGGTGAAGTGGTATGGCTGGGCCGGTCTCGATCTCGCTGCGCGGTCCTACCGGCTCGCGGACAATCCGAGGAAGGCGGACGGCTTACAGTGGGCTTTTCACAAGTATGAGAAGCCCGCGATTCGGCTCACGCAGAAAACCCTCGGCGACTCGACGCGCTCGGTGTCCTTCCGCGAGGCGTGGCTCGGGACGGCAGCGCAACCGGAAACCGTCGAGCACGTTTTTCTTGTGCGCCCCGACGACAAGGAGACGATGGCGATGGCCAAGCAGTTCATCCACGACGTGGGGCAACCGCGGGCCGTGGAGCGCGCCATGATCTCGGTTCACATCGAGGACGGCATGGTGCCGCCCCACGACTGGGACAAGCTCGTGCTGGCAAGCGGCGTGACGCTCATCGACGCGGAGAACATCAAGGAAATCCTCGCAACCAAGAAGCCATGAGCACGCCGGCAATCATCGTCTGCACGATCAATGCCGCGTGCCTCGACGTGATGACCGCATCGCTTAACGCCTACGTTCCGCGCGACGTCGAGCGGTATGTGCATCACAAGATCGGCGCGAACTTCGGCGACGCTTACAACTTCGCCGCGCGCGAAGCGTTCAAGCGGCACGACGAGATTCTGGTGTGCAACGATGACATCGTGTTCACCCCGACAACGTGGGCCGTGCTCCTCGCCGACGTCGCTCATCTCCGCAAGGTCGTGCCGGATCTCGGCTACGTCGCCACGCGCTCGGACTACGCGCGGGGCGAGCAGAACGTCCGCAGCGGGCGCGGCAAGATCGACTTCCTCCGCTACCAGTCGGAACGGCACATCGTCGAGACGCCGGTGATCGCGCCGATTTGCGCGTGGATTCACCGCGACGCGTGGGTGGATTTCCCGCCGATAAATTGGTTCTCGGATGACGTGCAATGCATCGACATGAAGCGGCGGCATTTCATCTCGCGGGCCTACGTCCACCACGTCGGAAGCCAGACGTGCGGGCAGGACGCGCAACGGTGCTACGAGGATGCGGAGCCGTGGCTGCTCGCGAACCGGCCAGAGCTGCACGCGCGGTTTTATTTTACAGGAGGCGCATAAGTATGGCAGCCGTGCGAGACTTCGACCCGACACAGATCAATTCCGACTTCTCGGCGATACTGGCGCAGGCTGGCATCTCGTTCACTTATCAGGGAATCAGCGTCACGGGCATCTGGTCGTCCTCTCGCGATGCGTTCTCGGAGTTTGAGGACCAGCGCCGAACCGACAGCAAATTCACGGTGTTTCTGCTCACGTCGAGCGTCAGCGCCACGCCGCAAGTCACGCAGACGCTTTCTCGGGCGAGCGTTACCTACTTCATCGAGCGCGTGACGCTGGATGCCGAGGGCGCGGGCTGCGAAATCGAGGTCTGCAAGTCGATATGATCGACATCGAAACCAGTTTCTCGCGGCTGGAATATCAGCTCGCTCGTCTTGCCGATGCGGCAAAGGTGGACCTCGGGCTTGTCATCAAAGAGGAAGCGAAATACGCGATTCAGACGATCGTGAAATTCACGCCGCCCAAGAGCAAGCAGCAGGGCGCGAACGCGGTGCGCGCGGATTTTAGCAGGCTCGCGGAACCGTTGGTTTTCGAAGACCTGCAAGCGAAGGCGACCAAGGGCGGATTCTACAAGTCGATGGCGCGATATGTCCGCAACCGCGACGTTGAGAAGCTGCGCGCGCTTTTCCGCAATCCGAACCTCACGCATTATTACGGCAGGCCATTGCTCGAAAACGAAGATGCGATCAAGAAATACCACAAGGACCAGCGAAATGATCGCGGCAGAATCAGAGGAAAGCCACGAGTTCTCGCGTTCGGGTCCGACTTCCGCCGAGTCAGATCAATCATGGAAGATCGCGTGGGCTGGACGGTATCGGGCTGGAACTCATCGGCAAAAGTAACCGGCGCGCGCTACAAGAAATTCAGCGACAAGCTCAAGCCGCAGGCTGGCGGAAACATCCGGTTCGGCTCGGTGCAATCTAGCTTCGGGCCGCAACCGTTCATCAAGGCCACGGCGCACAACGTGAAGATTCCAAACTACCAGCGCATGATCGACGCGGCTATTAATTCACGCGTTAGAACGACCGCGAAGAAAGTCGCCGCCGTCCTCGCCAATCGCGCCGTCAATCTCGGCTTCACCCGCGTCGGTGGAGCAATGCCAATAAAAACAGCCGCAGCATGAGCACACGCACCAACATCCGCACCGCGACGGCAAACGCTCTCACCGGCGCGCTCGTCGTGCCCACGGCGAACATCCTTCGTGGGCGCAATAACACGATCGCGAGCATCAGCTTTCCCGCTGCCGCCGTCTACGCCGTCAGCGAGCAGATCGAGGTCCGCACGCTCGGACCCAGCAATCGCACGCAATACCGGCAGCTGCAGCTCATCGTGGACTACTTCACCGCCGAGAGCGGAACGTATTTGATCGACGACCTTTTCGACACCGGCTCGGCAGCGGTCGAGGCCGCAGTCCTCGCTGACGTGACGCTCGGGGGGCAATGCCGCGACCTTCATTTGACGAGCGTGGATTATGTGATTGAGCCCGATGAAGACAGGCGCTTCGGCACGGCTCGGCACACATTCAACTGCATTTATTTAACCACCGATTAACATGGCAAACCATCTCGGCCGCGAAGGCCTCGTCAAGATCTCCACCACTGCAATAGGAGAGTTGCGCAACTACGCTCTCAGCCACTCCTCGGACACCGTCGAGGATTCCGTCATCGGCGACACCTACCGCACGCGTCTCGCGACGATGAAAACGTGGAGCGCATCGGGCGATCTCTACTGGGACGAGACCGACGCCGGCCAACTCCTGATCACCATCGGAAGCTCGGTCACGCTTAACCTCTACCCAGAGGGCGCGGACACCGGTGACCGATACTATTCTGGCGCGGCTATCGTGACGAAGTTTGATGTCTCGGCTTCGTTTGACGGCATCGTCGAGGGCTCAATTGCCTTCGAGGGCAACGGCACTCTAAGCACTCTCACGGCCAGCTAACGTCAGGAAAACACACACAACACATGGAAGCAATCGACCTCGTCAGAGAACACTTCGCCTCCCTCGGCACGCGCAAGATCGACGTGCCCGAGTGGAAGCTCGTCGTCCACGCATCGCCGGTCACGCTTGGCGAAAAGAACCGGCTTTATCGGCGCAGCAAAGAGAACGACATGGAGTTGCTCGTGGACATCTTGATAATGAAGGCGACGGACGAGCACGGCGCGAAGCTCTTCACCATCGAGCACAAGCCGACGCTCTTGAACAAGGCCGACAGCAACGTCGTCGGACGCATCGCCAATGCCATTCTGGCCGAAAACGGGCCGAGGGCGGACGACTTAAAAAACTGATTCACGGCGGAGAAGCTGCCGACTTCCTCGCCGTGTATGCTCTCGCAGATCGTCTCGGCAAATTCGCCCACGAAGTGCTCGCCATGCCAGCGCAGGAATTGAACGGCTGGCTTGTTTACATAGAGCACCAAAACCGGAAACTAAAGCATCATGGCTGAAGCTACATTTACACTTCGGGCGGTGGACTCGACGAGGGCTGCGTTTGCGAGCGTGCAAAACTCGCTTACGAAGATTCACTCGACGGCAAAAATCGTCTCGACCGGAATGGCGACTTTCTTCGGATTCTCTGCGGCAATAAGCGGAGCGCGAAGGCTGAACGCGGCAATGGAGGACGCGGAAAAGAACGCCAAGAAACTCGGTCTGTCGGCTGAAGATTTGGACGCCTTAACCGTAGCAACAAACTTCGTGGATGTCGCGATGATGAAGTTGCAGTCAACGATGGCAAAGGGCATAGGCGCTGTCGCGAGAGTGTTTTCGGGTGCAGATACCGGAGCAGACGCAGCTGCGGCACGCGCCACTCGCATTTCTACCGAGCTGGAAAAACTCAAAAAACAGGCCGATGACGTGCGTAATTCAATCGACATGATCGGAGCAACAGACTCTGTGAAATTTGCCGCAATCGGTGACGAAATCGCGAAGATCAATCGAGAGATAGAGCAAAGCGACAAGTCGGTTGACGCAGAGAAAAACGCAGAGCGCGGCGTGAGGATTGCCGAGCTGCAAAAGTCGAAGGCTGAAATGGCTTACGCCGCTTTTAAGTCAATGGACGAGGCTAAGATTGCAGTTACGAAAACGGATGCGGATTATGCGATGTCGCTACTTTCTGAAACGGAACAACAGAAGAAAAACAATGAAGCAATCGCGCAAAAGGAAGAGGCATTGGCCAGTCTCAAAGAGGCGCTGGGAGGAAACTATGTCGAGATAGACAAGACCAACCTAGGACCGCGCGACATAGCCATGATGGACGAAATGAAAAAAAAGCTCGGGGAATACAACGAACTCCTCGGCAAGCGTAAGGTTCTGGAAACCAACCTCCAAATCATCGCACGCAACGCTGGCAACATGATCGCATCGGGCTTCGAGGACGCAATTTTCAGCGGGCAAAAACTCGGCGAGGTCATCAGGTCACTCGGCATGGATTTAATGCGGATGGTCTTTAATCAGACCGTTACCGCACCGCTGGCGAAAGGAATCAGCAGCGCAATTCTCGCAGGCTTTCGCGCCGAGGGCGGACCCGTGAACGCAGGCGGTGCCTACATGGTCGGCGAAAAAGGACCCGAGCTATTCGTCCCCAGCTCCTCGGGCAGCATCGTGCCGAACGGCGCAATGGGCAGCAGCGGCGGGGGCTCGGGCGGCGTCACGGTCAACTACAACATCGCGGCGGGAGTCTCGCGCGCCGAGCTGGTGCCAATCCTTGAACAAGAGCGGCGGCGGCTCAAGGCCGAGATCCCCGACATGGTGCGTCGCGGGGGCGGCTACCGCGCAGCGTTCGCTTAATCGTCATGGCTATCTCCTACCCACTCACGCCGCCTGATCCGTTCTACCTCTCGCGCTTGTCGCTCACGGGCGTCTCGGCGGTGTCGCGCAACACATCGCCGTTCACCTTGCAGACGCAGCAATACAACCACGCAGGCCAAGCGTGGCTCGGCTCGGTTGATTGTCCACCGATGACTCGCGCGGATGCCGAGACGATGCTGGCCTTCCTGCTTTCGGCGCAGCGCGGCACGTTCTACTTTCAAGACTACACGAACACCGCTCCACGAGGCGCAATCTCTGGCACGCTTGAGGTCACTTCAGCAACCGCCAACTCTTCAACGCTGACTTACAGTGGGACAACGAGCGGAACACAGTTTGCGCTCGGAGACTGGCTGCAAATCTCGACCTCGCTTTACAAGGTCATCAAGCTAAACGGAGCGGGCAGCGTCGATGTCTTTCCGGTGCTTCGAAAAAGTTACGCAGCCACAACTTCAATCGTGAAGACGAACGCGAAAGGCGTCTTTCGCCTCGCGCAACCGACAACGGAGTGGTCAATCGAACTGGCGAGCATTTACGGAATTAGCTTTTCAATCGTCGAGGACGTCGAGTCATGAGCATAACCACAGCAGGACGCGGACTAACAAACGACATGGTGACGGAGGTGAGCGCATCGCAGCTCTCGCCGATTCTGCTCGCTTCCCTTTCCTTTGCGACGCCAGTGCACATCTGGACCGGCTACGGCACCATTACGGTCGGCAGCACGGCGTATCTCGGCATCGGCACGCTCGGCTCAATCTCGCCCGTCGAGGAGACGACCGACCTCGCGGCGCGTGGCATTTCAATGCAGCTCTCGGGCGTTCCGACGGCGATGCTGGCCGTTGCGCTGACCGAAAATTATCAAGGACGAGAGTGCTCGGTTCTGTTCGGCGCGCTTCAAGCTAGCGGCGCACTCGTGTCGTCGCCGGTCACGATCTTCTCGGGGCGGATGGATGTCATGAGCATCAACGACGACGGGCAAAACGCGACCATCGGCATGAGCGCCGAGAACAAGCTCGTGGACTTCCGCCGCCCGCGTGAAGTTCGCTACACCGACCAAGAGCAGAAAAACCTTTTCCCTTCCGACAAGGGGCTGGAGTTCGTGACGGCGATTCAAGAAAAGCAAATTTACTGGGGCAACGCCAAGCTCGTCGCGCCGGTGAACGAAGGCGGAGGCGAAAGCGAGCGCACCGGCTACGAATGAACATGGCTACGCGCTGCAATAACTGGCCGGACCTGCTCACGGCTTACATCGAGCGGAAGCGTCACGAGGCGTTTGCGTGGGGCTCGAACGATTGCTGCCTATTTGCGGCGGACTGGGTGCAGATCGCAACCGGCCGCGACATCGCCGCGCAATGGCGCGGGCAATACGCAAGCGCGCTCTCGGCGCATCGAGCACTCGATCGAGGCGGCGGAATCGAGCGCCTTGTCGATGAAGCGGGAGGGGCGCAGATCGAGACCTCGCTTGCTCGTCGCGGCGATCTTGTGGCGCAGGACGGTGGCGACGGCGTCGCGCTGGGCATCTGCCTCGGCAGCGTTGCGGCTTTCATCGCTCGCGACGGACTGCAATTCGTGACATTCCCGAACGCTAGAGTCTGGAGATTTTAACCATGCCACAAGTCATCGTAAATGCAGCGTATTACCTCTGGCTCGGTGTAAATGCGGTGGCTGGTGCGGGGGCGTTGAGTCAGGCCGCAGCGATTGCGACGGTGCAATTCATCGCTGTCACCGCCGCTTCAATGGCCGCGTCGAAACTGCTCGCGCCCAAGATGCCGAGCTTCTCCGACTCATCGCTCTCGGAGCGCGGCCAGATGGTGCGTTCTCCGATCGCCGCGCGCTCAATAATTTACGGTCGCTGCCGCGTCAGCGGGACCATCGTTTACATTTCGACGACGGGCACGAAAAACGAATACCTTCACCTCGTCGTCGCTCTGGCCGGCCACGAGGTCGAGGCAATCGACACGATTTATTTCAACGATGAAGAGGTGCCGCTGTCAGGAAATCAGCCTACCGGATTTTACTCGGGCGTCGCGCTCATCAATAAAAAGCGCGGAGTGCCGAACGACACAGCCGACGCGGATTTGATCGCCGCCACCGTCAGTTTAACAGACGGCAAGTGGACATCAGATCACAAGCTGTCTGGCATCGCCTACCTCTACGTTCGCCTGACGTGGGACGCCGAGAAATACCCGAGCGGAATCCCGAACATCAGCGCCGTCGTGCGTGGCAGAAAGGTCTTCGACCCGCGCACGAGCACCACCGCCTACTCAGCCAACGCCGCGCTCTGTTTGCGTGATTACCTCACGAACTCGCTCGGCATGGGCATGACGACTGCGGAGATGGACGACACAGCGTTTCAGGCGGCGGCAAATATCTGCGATGAAAACGTGGAGATAAAGCCGGTGACTACGCCAACACCGACCGAGGAAAACCGATACGAGGCAAACGGCGTCGTCTCGACCAGCGCATCACCCGACGAGAACATCGGCAAACTTCTTTCGGCGATGGGCGGACTGATCGCCTACACCGGCGGCAAGATCGCGCCTTACGCTGCGGCCTACCGAATCCCGACCGTGACGTTCACCGAGAAGCATTTCGTGGGGCCCATCAGCGTGCAGACGCGCACGAGCGCGCGAGACCGCGTGAACTCGGTGAAGGGTGTTTACCTCAGCGAAATCAACAACTGGCAGGTGACGGACTTTCCGACGATCACGGATGCCACATACGTTTCCGACGACAATGGCAGCGTCTTTTTCCGCGACGTGGTGCTGCCGTTCACGACTTCCTCGTCTTGCGCGCAGCGTCTCGCGGTCATCGAGCTTCGCCGCGCTCGCGAGGAAATCACGATGTCGGCGCGCTTCCGCCTAGAGGCGATGCAGGTGCGCGCGGGCGACACGGTGATGATTACCAACGCCAAGCTCGGGTTTTCTTCCAAGGTCTTCGAGGTCATGGAATGGAACTTCGCGAGCGGCGGGAATCCTCCCGAGGTCTTCGTGGACATGACGCTGCGCGAAACCGATTCGTCAGTCTATTCGTGGAACGTCACGGATGAAATCTACACGGCAGGCGCGCTCAACACGACGCTGCCGGACCCGTTCACGATCAGCGCGCCGAGCGGCCTCACGCTGACGGCCAACGGCACGACGCAGCTCATCCAAGCCGACGGAACGGCGCTGCCGCGCATCCTCGTGGCGTGGACCGCGCCCGCCGAGGCGTTCATTCAATCGGGCGGCGTAGTTGGCATCGAATACAAGGAGAGCACGTCAGCGACCTATCTCACATGGAGCCGCGTCGGAGGGGACCAGACGCGCGACTTCATTTCGAGCGACGTGAAGATCGGGCTGACCTACGACGTGCGCATTTACGGCGAGTCTTATTTCGGTGTCTCCACGAGCTACCTCACGGCCCAGACGGGCGTCGCCAAGGACACTACCGCGCCAGTCACGCCCACCGGCCTCGCCGCCGCAGTCGGCACGGGCCGCGCCGTCTCGCTCGATTGGAACGACAACACCGAGCCCGACTTTTCAGAGTACGGCATTTATCGAAACACCACGGCGGTCACGCCAGCGAACGCCAACACGAACAAAATCGCCGAGGTTCGCGCGTCGCGCTTCGTAGACACCGAGGTTACGATTGGCACGACGTATTATTAT